GCTTGGTAAAACGAACGGGCTCGAAGCGCCAGACTCCAGTATCCTCCTCGCGAGTGAAGGTGTGCGAGAAAAACTCGGCCTCGTGTGCCAAGCTCTCGTACTTCTCAAACTCGCCAAGCGGAATGCCCAATTCACGGGACACCTCGGCGTACTTTTGCAAGTCCACGCCGGGGAGCTTCTGCAACATGTCGTCACCGCCGGCAACAACTGGCATAGCAAGAATCTCCTCATCTGTGTAACCCATGCGCATCAAAACAAGAGCGTTCACCACCAACTGCGCGATTGAATTCGCCGCAATGGTCATGAACCACCCACTCTTCATGATGCCATCCGCTTTTGTGCGGAAAACTGAGCCGTCTGAACAGCGGTACTGACTGCCCTCACACACTTCGTCGAAAGCCTGGGATACGTCCAGTTGGAACTCCTCCCACGCCTCGTCAGTCATGTCTTTGGGTTGAATAGCCAAATTCAGTGCCACTAGCTTGACCGCCTCGAACAGCCAACGATGGAACATGAAGTCCCAATTCGACTTGTCCGAACCGACGATCTCGCCTGCTCCAAGACATTGCGCCAAGTTCTCCAAATGGCCTGGATTACCGGGCGCAAACCCAAACTTAACTGGCGATCGCATCCAGTTTCGTACAAGGCTGTCCATGAAGTTCAAAAAGATGGCAGCGTGCTTGAGCAACTTGTGGACCGGCATCCCCACAATGATGCGGGGCATACCAGCCTTCAGCTTCGACTTCTTGGTGGGCTCTGACTTGAGAAACACCTTCAAGAAGAACGGCAGAAACCACTCGATCAAAACAATCTTCGCCAAACCGGCAACTCCGAGCGTGCGGAGAACCGATTCGTTGTTGGGCATGCCCTGCTCGCAATAGGGGTAGCCCGATGACTTCCCCGACTTGCAAACCGTCGAATTGATGAGTTTCTCAATGTAGGCCTGCGTCTTGTACCCTGCATCAGGGCTCCACGCATTGGCCGACATCGCCGTCGCGACAATGGTCGTAGCACGCTTGATCTCCTCAGAGCTCGGCGGCTTTGTGATCATGTCGACTCGCGTCTGAAACAATTCTAGGTGTTTCTGGAG